TGCGTAGTGTAAGATAAAGGACAACTATGGCTGCTGTAACTAGACGACAATACAAGGGTGCTGCGGCACCTTGCACAACGACGAACTCGTTGACTTCTGTTGACACATCGGTAACTTTGTCTGCCATTACGGGCTGGCCTTCTACGGCTGCTGTTCCGTTTTATGTGGTGATTGATCCTGGTACTTCGTCTGAGGAGAAGTGTTCGGCAACGATTTCGGGTTCTACACTCACGTTGACTCGCGGGCAGGATGACACGACTGCTGTTTCGCATACTTCGGGTGCGACGATCTATCCGGTGTTCTCGGCTGATGATGCTGATGAGACAAACGCTTTTGCTTCGACGATGACTACTCGCGGCGATTTGTTGACGATGGCTTCGGGTCCTACGGTTGGTCGTATTGCTATTGGTACTTCTGGCACAATTATTTATTCAAATGGTACTGATCCTGCTTGGGCGAGTCTTTCAACTGCGGGTATTGCACCTGTGGCTTCACCTACGTTTACGGGTACTCCTGCGGCTCCTACGGCTGCGGATGGGACAAGTTCTACACAGATAGCAACAACAGCGTTTGCTAGTCCTAGTAGTGACCAGTATGTTTTAAGTTCATCTATATTCGGATAAAGGAATAATCACATGGCAACATTTAGCAAAATAGCGTTTCAACCAACAACGATGACTACAGGCACAGGTCTGGGTACGCTCGTTGTTGCTACAGCAACACTTGGCACAACTGTTCATACAGGCGCAAATGTGGCTACGACTGTTGATGAAGTTTGGCTCTATGCAAATAACACGCACTCATCTGCTGTTACTTTGACGATTGAGTTTGGTGGTGTTGCTGCAAAAGACAAAATACAAACTTCGCTCGCATTGTCTCCTAGTGGTATGTATTTGATTTGTGCAGGTTTGGTACTGCAAGGGAACACAACACCAAAAGTAATCACAGCGTTCGCAGGAACAGCAAGTGTTGTCAGCATCTTTGGGTATGTAAATCGCATCACGGCGTAACAATGCCTGACCTGATTCGTAACAGAACTGGCAAAGTTCTTACTACTGTTCTCGCACCACGCTCAAAGCGTGTTAGTGGTGGTCATACCGTAAACGCTGATTGGTATGGTGTTTATGCTAATCCACCTACAACAGTCAATGCGTTGGTGTTGAGTGGCGGTGCAGGTGGTGGTCAAGCAGTCGGTGGTGGTGGCAACGGTGGTGGAGGAGGAGGAGGTGGCTACAGTGATGCAAGCGCATCTGTAAGCACAGGAGTTGCATACACCATAACGGTGGGTGCTGGTGTTGCCCGTGCAACAAATGGCATCGCTTCATCGGCTGCTCTAAATACAACAATTTCTAGCAGTGGTGGAAGTTTGGGTGCGAACGCAAGTGGTAACCCAGGTGGAGCAGGTGGAGCAGGTGGAGCAGGAACGACCACAAGTGGTACTACGGGTGGAACTGGTGGTTCGGGTGGTGGCAACGGTGGTGGAGGTGGCAACGGTGGTACTGGTAGTGGTGGAGGTGCTGGTGGAACAGGTGGTTCGTCAGGCACTGGTGGTGACGGAACAGTGAACACAGGTGGTGGTGGTGGTGGTGGTGGCTACTCAGCAGGTGTAGGTGGTTCAGGAGGTTCGGGTCAAGTAACCATCAAATACGCTGACAGTTTTGATTTGGCTGCATCAACAACAGGTTCACCAACTATACAAACGACAGGTGGATTCCGTGTTTATACATTTACGGGAACGGGAACGATTACTTTCTAATGGCACACTTTGCACAAATAACAGATGGTCTTGTCACAACAGTAATCGTGGTTCATAACAACGAACTATTAGTTGATGGTGTTGAGAATGAACAGAAGGGTATAGATTTCTGTCATAACTTGTTTGGTGGAGAGTGGGTGCAAACCAGTTACAACAATAACTTTCGTGGCGTTTATGCAGGTGTTGGTTACACATGGAACGGCACAGATTTTGTTGCACCAGTAGTTGAGCCTGAATAATGTGGCTCGCACTTCTCGTTGGCTGATATTTGCGCCTGTAGCAATACTCGCACTGTTCGCACCACAAGCCAACGCTGAACCAGTAGCAGGACTACAAACCACCTACTACATCATTGACGCCGTACCTCCTACACGGTCAGATGACATCTATACCGTTTGCGGTAGTGAAGTGGAAAACAATATCAACCGTTCCTACAACGGTGAACCGTTTGAGGACTGCACTGTTGACCTGTTTATGGTTCACATGACAGGGTTCATCGAAATACCGGTACACAACACCATAGAGTTTTGGTTGGCATCTGATGACGGTGGCCGAATCAACATTGACGGGAACGAATGGGGCAACTGGGGCGACCAGCATTGTTGGTGGATGGAATCAGGAGAGATAGACATTAGTGCAGGCAACCAACCACTCGACCTTTGGATGTACGAGAACGGCGGAAACACTTGTGTAATGCTTGCCTGGAACATCAACGGTCAAGGGTTTCAGATAGTTCCCGACTCGGCGTTCACCACCACCTATACAGCAACAACAACTACAGTTCAGGAAACAACAACAACATGGGACACCACAACAACATCCACGACTACAACGACGACCACTTCTACTATTGCACCCTCTACGACTGTGCCTGTGGTAAACGCATCGACTACTACGACACCTCAAATAATTTATATACCCCAACCAGAGCCGACAATGCCAGAGCCGCCAGCAGTGGTTCCTCTACCACAAATAGAGCCGCCAGCCATGCCAGAGATACCAGACCTCGTACTGCCAGAGATTGAAACATATCCACCAGAAACATTAAATCTCCCACCCGACGTTGTGGACACATTACCTGAACTTGTAGTCACATACCCTACTGTGCCTGAGCCACCAGACACCATGCCTCTGCCACCAGACATGCCCTTAGACGCACCAGAACCCCCCGTAATGCTCCCACCAGCCGTAATCGCAGAATTACCACCCGAACTCGCAGAAGCCCTCCTAAACGCTAGCGTCACAGACGTACCCCTCACCGAAAAACAGTTTGACACCGTTGTAGACACAATCGAAAACCTAGCCCCCGAAGAAGCAGTAGCACTCATCACCCAAATCCTTGCTACCGCGGTAACACCGGACCAGGCCGAAGCCCTCGCCTCCAACCCTGACGTGTTGGCTGTCATCACCGAAGAACAAGCCACAGAAATCTTTGAAACCATCGAAGTCGCACAACTAGATGAGACCCAAATAGCCGAACTCACAGCAGCAATCCAAGACGCACCCCTCGCAGTCCAAGAAGCCTTTGAACAAACCATAGACATCTTCGGCGGATTCGACGACTATGTGCCAACAGGCTCAAACATCCCTGTAGGAGAACGACGAACCCTCATCGCCATCGCAGCAGGGACAACCCTCACAGCAGCAGGTAGTAAGATAAGACGGAAATGAAACGCCTCACCAACCTCATCAAAGACAACGCCTGGACCTACGCAGGCACAGGTCTAGTCTTAATCACGTTGTCTGGTCCTACCTTAAGACAGGCTGTATGGGTTGTTGGTGTATCATTGGTTTTACACGCAGCATTAACTCTCAGCACAAAGGAATCAGAATGAAAAAAGCACAAGACATCGCAGGTCGTATCGTGGCAGTGTTCCTGTCCTCAGCGTTGGCTATCGTTGGTGGTAGTGCCGTTATTGCCCCCGAACTAGAGATTTGGAAGTCGGCTGTGCTTGCTGGTTTCGCTGCATGTGCAACCGTTATCCAAAAATTGGCGCAAGCATCACTTGACGGCAAGTTGACAATGGAAGAAATCAACAGCGCTTTCGGCGCAAAACCAGCCAAGTAAAACTATGGCGTACCCTGTTGTGCCGGTCAAACTTTGTGACCATCTAAAGAACGCTGTCCCAGGCAAACTAGCCGCAGACAAACTACGCAAAACCATTGGTGGCACGTTGCATCATTGTGCTGCTGATGCGTGGGAAGCAATGGTTGATGCGGCTGATAAGGCTGGTATCAAACTGACTCCGACGAGTAGCGGCGACACATATCGCACACTAGAGTCCCAAACCAAAGCATTTTTTTTAAGGTATCAACTAGAACCAACAGGCAACCCAGACACACGCACCTTTGAAGGCAAAAAATGGTATCTCAAAAAAGGTCAAGCCTGCCTAGCGACACCAGGAAAATCGCAGCATAACCTCGGCATCGCAGTCGATGTGGCTAGTGCATCAGGCCCTAGACTTGCATGGATGTTAGCCAACGAACACCTCTACGGCTTCTCACACGAAGTCCAATCCGAACCGTGGCACATCCGCTACACACAAGGAAACCAAGTCCCACCTGCCGTTGCAGCCTTCGTTGCTGCGAAAGCCGTATGATATGGATGCTGTTTGGGCTGCTGTCGTTACTGGTAGTTTTGGTCTGTTAGCAATCGTTGTAGCCAAACTAGGCAAAGAAAATCGTGAAGACCACGCCATAGTGCAAGGCATCCTACGCAACATGCACAAGTCTTTGAACCGAACAGAAGACAAAGTAGACAGAATTGACACTGCGCTCACAGACCATGTAAGGTCCAAGCACTAAGAAGCCGATTGGAAGGTGCTTGCAAATGTCAAGGGGATTCACTACCGTTGAACTCATGCTCATCCGTGACAGTTTGCTGAAGGTCACACCTTCACGAAACCAAGCCGATGAACTGTGGGACATCATAGAAAAACTCAACAAAACAATCGAGGGAGCGCACGTTGAACACGCCAAAAAAATCCGTGAAACCAAGCCTGATGGAAGAAATAAAAAGTAGCAAACGAGTTAGCGGCAGAATGCCGATGCTGTTACAGATCATCAACAAACTAGAAGCCCAAGACAAAGCCGATCTTCTCGCTGCGTTAAACGACTACACTATTTCTGCACCGGCAATTAGCCGAGTGTTAGAAAACCGTGGTCATCGGATCAGTGTTGGTTCGATTACTGCTTACCGCAGAGGAGAACTGATACATGTCACTGGCTGATGATCTACGGAAATCAAATGCACCTGCATGGCCGATCATCGGACAAGGCAGGCAGTATCGTGTTCCGAAACTCACACCCAGTGTTGTATCAACAAACAAATATCAAACAGCAGTCATCCTGCCAGATATGCAACTCGGCTACTTCCACGCAGGCAACGAAGCGTTAGAGCCAATCCACGATGAGCAAGCGATTGAGGTTGCGTTACGGATCGTCAAAGCATGTAAACCAAACCAAATCATTTTGGTGGGCGACAACCTTGACCTATGCGAGTTTGGCAAATATAGGTACACACCTGCCTTCGCCAGAACGACACAAGCAGCAATAGACCGTGCCACAGAACTCTGCGCCCAACTACGCACGATTGCACCACAAGCCAAAATTGTTTGGATCGCAGGCAACCACGAAGAACGCTTAGGCAACTATGTTTTGGACTCAGCAGCAGCAGCATTCGGGTTACGCCGTGGCAAAGTCCCGCACGAATGGCCTGTCATGTCTGTTCCGTACTTGTGCCGTTTAGATGAGTCTGAGGTGACGTATCTGAGTGGATACCCGACAGGGGCGCATTGGATCAACGAACGGTTGCATGTTATCCACGGAGACAAGGTTGCTTCTGGCGGTTCCACAGCACACAAATATCTGTCAACCGTAAAAACTTCTGTCATCTTTGGACATATCCACAGGCGCGAATGGGCCGAACGAACCCGCGACGATCACGACGGGGCAAGAACCATCTTGGCTGTATCACCAGGCTGTTTAGCGCGTACTGATGGGGCTGTGCCTTCGACTCGTGGTGGGCATGACTTGGATGGTCGCCCGTTGTACCGGTCAGAAGACTGGCAACAAGGTGTAGCAGTGGTGGAGTATGAGCCTGGTGACGGTAATTTTAATTTAGAGTTAGTACCAATCAGGGATGGTTGGGCTAGGTGGCGTGGCAAAGATTATTTATCAAACAACCCGAAAGGAAACAAATGAGTTCAATGAAAGAGTTGTTGTATCAGCGTGAAACAGCAGCGTTTATGATCGCTGAACGTATGGAAGAAATCAAACAGTTGCGGTCAGAGATTGATCGTTTGCGTCAACAGATTCGTGATGTCAGAGCGAGCATTGTATGAGACTGTTCAACATCGGTGACAAAGTAATCCTTGATGACCAGTCAGGCACAGTCGAAGCGATCGTGATGGTTGACGGACAGCAAACCAAATATGATGTGCGCTACGGCAACACCTTCATGCTTGCTGTTGATGTACTCGAAGACGAAATTGAACCGTGGAAAGCAGACGAGGAATGAGCGTCACGGTTGAACTAACCGCATGGGAATACGAACACGCTTGTGACGTTGGCATCCGCAGATATACGGCCAACTGGGGTACTTTCGACGCAGCCCATTACAGCAACAAGGCACTACAAGAAGACAACAGAACAGCACAAGTCGCTGCTGCGGTCTGTGAACTCGCTGTAGCCAAACACACCAACAGGTATTGGTCTGGTCATGTATGGCATAAATCGGAACACCACCTGTATAGAACAATTCCCGATGTAGGGAAAAACATTGAGGTGAGGCGCATAAGAACTAGTAGCGGTGCTGCTGTGAGGAAGCGACAAAACGGTGTTCAAGGTTTGGTTCTGTGGGTTGCGAAACCGGTAATGCCTGAACTCAAATCAGTTGAACTATTTGGCTGGAAAGAACAACTTGAAGCGTGGGAGTTGGGGACACCATCCTCGTATGATCCTGAAAACACACGCACAATTTCTATAAGTCACTTGAATGAGCCACAACAATGATTTACCAAGTACGATGCAACGCTTGTAAAGGTGTGGTCGTTCACGACCCGAAACTCAATGTCGGCTGCTTGTGCGACTCGGATGCCCCGACATGGTGCGGTATCGGCAAAGATGGTCGGCTTATACATTATTCACAATCCGATATGTCCGTGATTGAATACCCTGAATGACTATCTTTGGTCGTCGCAACAACCCTTGCCCATGCAAGACACCCCTACCACAACAACCGTTCTGTGGTGATCGAGGGGTAGAAGATGACGACTGATCACGCATTCGTTCACATCACCTGGCTAGACGCACACTCCGGCACAGACCAATGGACACAAATCGAGAACCTAGACCAAGAAGGATGCCTCGTACACACAGCAGGATTCCTGCTACCAGATGCCAAAGCAGGCCACATCACCATCTACCAGTCACGAACCCCAAGCAACGATGTAGACCATGTGCTACACGTACCTGTGGCTATGGTGCAAACAATCCAAACGATTGACTTGACTTAACTCTGTTACACCCCTAAAGTAAAACTAACTGCAACGACAAGGAGAAATCATGCAGAACAGATACAGAATACCTAAGCCACCCCACGGCAGCCAAGAATGGTTGAACGCACGATGGCAAAACGAAGACGGACAAGTACGGATCACAGCATCAGTAGCCGCCGTAGTACACAACGAACACCGATTCACCACACCAGCAGACCTCGCAGTAGAACTCTTGGCAAAGACACCCCCCGTGCCAAAAGAACAAAACGATGCGATGCGTCGAGGAACAATCCTTGAAGGACCACTCATGTTGTGGGCATCAGAAATCTTGAACGTCACAATCACAGAACCACAAGAACTGTTTTGCTACGAAGAAGAAGGTGTGCGTCTGATGGCAACATTGGATGGCAAAGATTTGTCAGGAAAAATCTATGAACTGAAAACCTATAACAAAAGGTGGAACGGTCAACTCCCCCCATATTGGAAATGGCAAGGAGTACAACAAGCGATCTGCGCTGATGCAAACGAAATCACATGGATCGTTTTTGACTCCGATCTTCAACTGCAATTCCATACACAAACCGTCACATCCGACGAACGCCAACAACACATAGACGCAGTACGCAAATTCTTGGGGTTCATCGACATGGGGATGATGCCGGAAGGTGCTGACCCCACCTACGACAATGCTTCGGCTTTGTACCCCGAAGGATATGAGAACACTGTTGTCTTGGGCCATGAGGTATACAACACTTTAGAGCGTCTGTCTATCGCCAAAGAGCAAATCAAATCTGCCGAGGCAGTACGCGACCAGTTGCAAGGTGAACTGGGTATGCTGCTCGGTGACGCAGAGTACGGCTCGATTGACGGGGTGCAAGTGATTACCTGGAAGAACTCGTCACGTACCTCGTTTGATGCTAAACAGTTTGAGAAAGAACATCCAGCGTTACACGCAAAGTTTAAGAAAACATCAACCTTCCGCACTATGCGGATCACAGCAAAGGAGAGCAAATGAAACTGGAAGAAATCCTCGGCAAGTACGGTGTCCCCGATCCGAAGATCGTAGGCAAACTACCCAAAGCAGGAATGCAACTTGACTTCGTAGGTCACGCAGATGTCACCAAAATGTTGATCGAGATTGACCCTGAGTGGACATGGGAACCAACCGCGTTTGACACCAACGGTCTACCCGCGTACCGTGTTGAGAACGGTATGGCACACATGGCAGGCTGGCTCACCGTGCAAGGTGTACGCCGACTTGGTATCGGCTCAGTCATGCACAACAAACCTGACCTGTTGAAAGAACTCATCTCAGACTTCATCCGTAACTCGGCTATGCGATTCGGTATCTGCTTGGCGTTGTGGACTAAACAAGAATGGGATGACAACCCTCATGTCACAACCAAACCTGCACCGAAACCTGTGGCACTAGACAGCAACCCACTTGTGTCAGCAGAAAACATTGAACGATTCAAAGGTGCCTGCTCTGACGCAGCATTGGATTGGCGTGAGATTGCCAACACTGCTGGTGTCAACCTAGACAACCTGCACGAATCCGATATGGATTTGTTACGTGCCGCATACGCCACAGCCAAGAAAGCGTTGTACGCACCGAAACCTGCGGTCGCACCTGAAGTTGTGGACTCATTCCAAATTGATCCCAACGAACAAATCTTGGATGTAGGTGACGTGTTAGCCAAAGTGGTAGACCTGTTCGCCGGAGCAGAAGTGATCGAAGAATCACGCAACAACCACCCTGCCAACGGCACACCACAAATCAAAGAACCTGGCGCACCAGCCACACCACCACAGTTAGGCAAACTTCGTGCGTTATGTGGTGGAGCAGGTATCACCAGCAAAGAAGACC